TTGACCTAAAGTTTCAAGTACATCTCGTACAGCCACGATGGCTGCTTTTGCACCATCATTACCACGTTCAAATAAATCTTCATCAACATGCGTTAAATGCAAGTTTACGTTACTATCTGCTGCTTCTTTTAAATAATTACTAAACGATTTCATATGTACCTACTTTTGCGATTTACGATGTTTTCTCTTCAGTGATGCAGTATTCTTTGATAATGAATTGCTTACTGGTTTGATTATACTTGACTTGTACAAATTTTTTATAACAATTACCATGGATTGCAGTAACTTTTGCACAGATTGAATTATAGATATCAGCACTCTTGCTGGAAATGCTAAAAAAGCTTCTTCTAAAGCTTTTCCAAGAGTAATCAAAGCAGCGCGTAATAAACGCAGTTCGAACAGTATTTTTTCTCTCATGGCTTTTAAGCATTAATAAGGCGAGAGTTAATTTTGTCCCAATTGATAATGTCAAAGAATTTTTCGATATATGCTGCTTTATTAGCGCCGTGAGCAAATGCATATGCATGTTCCCATAAGTCGATAATCAAAGCTACGTTTTCTACAATACGATTATTTGGTATGATATTGACGTAACCAGCATGATTCATAAATACCCAGCCACTACCTTGAAGTGTAGCTGCTTTTTCTCGAACTGTCTTTTGAAAATTATCATAGGTACCATACCTTTGAGTAATTACATCTAAAGACTTACCAGTAGGAAGATTATTCTCTCTTGCCTCCCTTATGTTATCAAAATACAGGTCATGTAAGTATGCTCCTGCTTTGTTGAAAGCAAAGTCTCCGATACCATCATTAAAGTCTGTGACGTGTTGTCGGTAAACTTTGTTAAAGTGAATGTCAAAACCAATTTCATTAATTGCTGGTTTTAAGGCACTCACGTCATGGTAAAAATCAACGCATTCGAGTTTTTTCATAATTTAAGCTTCCAAGACTTTTTTAGATTGGGCAATTAGTTCTTTTGCTTCACTGTTTAAATCTTTAGCTTGCTTCTTTAAGGTTTCTGCATAAGCTTTTAGCTCATCAGCCTTTTCTTCGTTTGTTTGTGGTGGTGCAACTTCTGTAGGTGCTGATATCAAATCAGGAAATGCTTGCTGAACTACATCAATAGTTACTTTATCATAGATGCTATCAAGATTTTTATCTTTAGCAGCAATAATAACATCTGCTTCCTTGGAATCGATATTTTCGAGCATTTCAAGAAACAGGTTTTCTCTACGAAGGGCGGCGGTTTGCCTAGCTGCAGGACAATCTACAAAACGTGGAAATACTTTTAAGTACTGCCACAGTGAAGATGGAGCTGGTCCGTCACGCTCTTCGCGGTCTACAGGTGCACTACCTTCAGGCAAGACAGACTGTAGAGTGTTGTCAAAATTCCACTTAAGAATATACATAAGTGGTTGATGGTCACTATATTTTCGTTGAAGAATATTTGTACGTTCGATGGTAGTTTTTGCAGATTGTAATTCTTCTAGAATTTCATAAACCTGCATGTCGCGTGGTTTCGTCATTTGGTAACCTCATTATAATCCCATGCCATTGCGTACTGCATTATACACATCTTTGGCATTTTTTTGAAGAGCAGATGGTAATCCATTACGGAAATCATCCATCTCTTCATCTTTCGCTAGCTGCCTCATCTTTGAAGCAGACATACCAGATACATCATCTGCATCTGGATCACGTTGTCCAGCACTTGTAATAGTTATACTATCAAACGTGTAATCTTTTCCGTTATATTTATTCAATAAATCTTTGAATGAACTTACTCTATCAGAACCTACAACCAAGATCACATCTTTGTAACCTTTTTTCTCAAGCTCTTGCATTACAGCAATAATAGTTTTTGCACTAGTCTTTACAACTAGTTTACTACCAAAAGCTTTTTTAGCAAACTTAATCTTATCGTTGTAGTTAACAGGATTTTTCTTTTTGTCTTGCGTTTGGCTCAAATAGATAAACGGCTGCCCACCTTCTTTGCGAGCAACCGTTCTAATCTTATTCACTAATTTGTCGTGTCCAACCGTTGGTGGATTCATTCTACCAAAAGTAAAGACAGCTTTCATAATTAGTCAGTATGACCTACTGCAGTTTCTACATAAGCAGAATCTAGCAAATCAGAGTCAAAGCCTCTAGTCATATTGTCTGTATCCGAGTCATATCTTACGAATACACGCAGATCTGAATCAGTAGCAAGCTTTCCGAGCGGCAAAGCATCTAGTACTTCGAAAGTACCATCTGCATTCTTGTAGCCAAAACCGCCTTTAGAAGCATAAATTTGTGCGTTATCACTATCCAAATTTTTCAAATCACTGGCCAAGTAATCAGAATCGGAATAGGTACCGCTACGACCCGTTTGGGTAACACGTGGTTTTACGTATGGCATAGTGGAGTCTCCTTCTTATATATGTCGACTACCTATTTATACAGAGCTTGACTTAACTTCGAAGTCGGAAAGGGAATCCAGAAGACCTTTTAAGTTGTTTTTCATTAGATAATTCATCCAATTCATCATATTACCATTGATAGGTTTTTGATATTCAGCAACAATTTGTTCTTTTAGTTCTTCAGGTGTACGCGATAGATCAATTAGTGTACGATTACGAATGTAACGACGTGCAGTGGCATGACCAAGAGCTTCTGGATCTTCAATCAAAGCGCTTAGTTTCTTTTTAGAAACAGGTGTTTGACGTACGCCTTCAGTAATTAGTACTTCGTCATCAGATAAACAATTGGGTACACCATCACCAGTATCGCCTTTAATAATCTTTTCAAGCAACTCTGTTTCAGGGTTTTCGCTTACAATGTATTTCTTTTGTAAGTTACTATATTGCTTGACATTGGGATACCTTTGCAACTGTTTAAAGTCATTGTCTGGTGAGACGATAAGGATTGGTTCTGGATTCATATGTTTTTCAACTAATGTACCAATTGCATCATCAGCTTCGCATTTATCTACCCATACTGTACGAAATGGCGATAGATTGCGAATGTCGTCACGCGTTTGATTCATCATACTAAAGATAGCATCCCAATCATGAATGCTGTTTTTACGACTTTTACGACGATTAGCTTTATAAGGTGCAAAGTAATCACGACGCCAGTTATTACCAGCATCCATACAAATAACCATTTCGCCATATTTGTCACGATGTTCTACATTGTAACGACGAATAATGTTAATCATAATGTGACGGATCATGTCAGTATCTTCTTCAAATTGATCAATTCGAGGAAAGATAGATGACATCGCAATAGAACTAAAGTCGAGTAAAATCATTTTTTATACCAATTCGCTAGAGTAAGAGTCAACATGACCATTCTTAGAGTTAGGAATATACTTACGAGTATAAGTTTTTTTCATAAGCATTTCACCTTCCCAAACATAAGAAGTGTGTTCTTGACGGGTAAATTGTTTGTGTTGATCGGCGTTGAATACGCCGAATAGTTCATCATGAGTTTTTTTCATAGTAATCTCCTGTATTTAGGTTATACTATTAACTCCAATTAATATCCATAATAGATGATGTTTGTGGCTCATCGTGCTGACGCTGACCAATAGCTTGTTCAGCATTATTAAGAGCATCAATGTGTGCTGGTTGTTCTTCCATGTCGATTACACGCATTTTAGAATAGTCTACACCAAGCAGCCAGTTTTTACGATCAGCTGGATCACCATAACGGTTTTTAAGCTGACTGAATCGAATAACACCTTCATCTCTGAGTCTATCATTAGATGTCATAGCAAAGAAATAATCAGCTGTCATAGGAAGACCAAAAGATTCTGATACAGATGTCATACCAACATCAGCATCTTCCATACCAGACCGATTAGTTTGAGTGGCTGTTAGAACTGGTAAGTCAAACTCCATAGCAAGAGCACGAAGTTCTTCTGCAATACCTTTGATTTTCTCATAGCTATTAGCATTTTTACTAGCAGTAAGTGACTTACAAATGTTAAGGTAATCAATACAAATAAGATCAGGTTTAAAGCTTTTCTTAACTTCTAATTCTTTTAATAAAGCTCTAAAGTGTGCAGCACCTGCAGAACCTGTTGGGTATTCTTTAACAACAAGCTGGCCTTGCGTCTTACTGCGCAGATTTCCAAAACGTTTTAAGAACGAATCTTTACCAATTTGATCAAGTTCTTCACCAGTCAAATCAAGTAAATTTTGGTCAATACGTTGTGCGATCTTTTCTTCAGCCATTTCCATGGTAATGTATAGTACATTGTGACCACGTTCAAGAAGACTCGATGATATTGAACACATAAAGAGTGATTTACCAACACCAGTGCCAGCCATAAGGACACCAAGTGTTTTAGATGGTATACCACCACGCAAAATATAATCAAAGTGTTGAAGACCAGTTTCGAGCTTCTCTTCTTTGTTGTTGTAGAATTCCCAACGGTCTTCTGCATCATCGATGTAATCATGGCCAACCGATTTATCAAATGTAGTACCAATAGCTTCTTGAAGAAGAGATGGTAATGCGGTCATTTGAATTTTACGATCTTCACCACTGATTACATCGACAGCTTGATAGACTGCATTTACAATAGCTCTTTCTTGGCACCAATTTTCAGTTTTATTTACAAGCCATTCAATCTTATCGATTTGCTTAACATCATTTGCCTTTTCAAGAACTTTATTAATTTCTTGATAGACGTTTTCAGTCAAGTCACTTCTAGATTCAATTTCAATAGATAAAGCTGATGCTTTTGGTGTTTGATTGTAAGTATTAAAGTACTTGCTAATCTCATCAAATAAGATTTTTTCTGACTGTACAGTAAAGTAATCCTCTTGAATAAAGGGTAACACTTTACGTGTATAGTCTTCGGACATCATTAAGTGATATAAGATACCAAGACGGAGCTGGTGTGAATCAACAGACATGTTTAGGTTATACCTTAGATTTTGTGTTTTGATCTAAAGAATTTTGCAAAATGTCCATAATTACAGCACTTGCTAATTCCTGAAACTTACTATCTTCAATAACACTTTCAGTGCCTTCCATAGTAAGTTGCTCAATTTCATAGGCAAGTGTACCATCATCATCTTTCATTTCGATATTGATAGGTCGCCAAGTTACTCCAGCATACTTTGATGCTCCAGTTACTTGAATCCATTCGCCTCCATCAGGATCTACGAATGGTTTAAAGTTCTTGGGATTCGGTTTCGTCATGTTCAATTTCCTCTTCAATAATATCTTCTACAATGGCTACTACTTCACCCACTGCAAAACGTTTCTTTAGTGCTTCAGCGTAACCAGCTTTGAATAGTGGTAGCCAAAAATCAGCATTGTTGGTATCTTTGGCACGTACCTTATCAGTTGTAACTTCACCAGTATTAGGATTAAAGCCTTCAAACCAACCGATAGAAGGTTTGTTTACCCAGCCAAGTTCTACACCAAGATCCAGTAGACCAGACCATTTGTTAACACCACCTTCCCATGAGATGCTCAAAGGTAGTCGTGTTTTCCTTTACGGCCC